TTAATTTTGTGAGTTGCATTTATCGCATTTGCAACACGTGAATCTATGGATGTCGTCCCATAGTTCGGAGTTTATATCACCGGTCAGATATGCGACCTCTTCACCGGCCATCTGTAACCTGCACGCCATTGCAATGTCATCGACGAGGTGTCTGAGTTCGTGTTCGCAACTATTCAGGAATTGTGCGTGCGAAGAGTGCATTCCGATCACGATAACGCTTTTTCGTTGTCTCTTATTCGAATATGTGAATCCGGTATCCATATCCGCTTTTTTGAGGTTCTTTCGTATTCGCACGACCAATTCGTCAGGGCATTGAATATCGATAAGGGACTTGATAATATGGTCAGTATAGTATCCCGTTACGGCAAAATAGATGCGTAACGACCAATTATACTTACCAATTTTCAAGTCCCTAATTATCATAACATGTCTTCCCAAATGATCGGTATACCCAATGCGATTGTTTTGGCATAGAATTCATCCATCGCCCGAGTGGGGCTACCGTCTACGTCGTCGAGATAACATTTGATGTGCATACAGAGGTACTGTTCGTTCGGGAGCGATTTACCGAGGAAATCGGCCTTGAACATGTTTGCGACATAGCAAGCGTTGTATGCGACATTGTTTTTGAGTTCAATGCCGTATTGCTTCAACAGTTGCTGCACCTCTTCATTCGAGTAGGGTGTTATGGGCACTTCTTTTCCATTAGAGTCCATTTTTTTCATGCCCGCTACTGCGAATTCGCAGAGCTTTTTGGAGAAATTCCACCCGTAGCTATTGAGGTATTCCCGAAACCCTATCGGAAATACGTCGTAAATATCCAGTCTGTCCATGGTTGTATGTTTTAAAACGAGAGGGGGCTTTTCGGCCCCCTCTTCGATTCACCTACCGGTAACGCGAGTAGCGCCCTGTATACTTGACTCCACGGCGTTCGCCGTAGCCGTCGCTTCCGTACTCGCCGTCGCGCTCACCGTATCCGCGCATGAAGGATTGCCCACGCTCACCGTAGCCACCGTATCCGCCACGTTCGCCGTATCCGTCCATCCCTCCCTGCATCTCGCGCATGGCCTTACGATAGCCTTTCTCTTCGCCGTGCTCACAGCCTCGGCGATATGCGCGTTCCAGATCGTCCTGATCGTACTCCTCATTCATGAAGGCCCGACCTTGCTCCAATTCTTTCCAGCTCATAATTTACTCTTTTCTTGTTTTTATCGTTGATGACTGAAGGAATTGCTGAATCTGGCGCACGGAATCCGCCACGCCGGAGATTGCCGCCTCGATCTTGTCGATGCGTTGGTTTTGGGCTTTGGAATCGGCGTATGCCGGATTCAGCTCCTTCAGGATGTCCTCACACTTGGCCACGACCTCCTTATGGCGATCCACACTTGCAATGATGTCGGTACTCGTTTTGTGAATTGCGCGCACCTCGTTGAGTATAGGTTCCACCGAACATGCCAGCGTCAGCGAGGCAATCGATGCCACGTTCGCATTCTCCTGTACGACGTAGGTATTCGTTTGACCGTCGCATTCGACCGTAAGGTCGATTACACGTTCGGAATACAT